CCTACCATAACCCAACTTGGGTATAGCCGCCGAAGGGCGTTTAAATTTGTCTATCAGCAGCCTTTCCCTCTTCGGATGGAATCGTTTGAGCTAGATATCATTCAAGAAGTTAGGAGATAACAATGGCAGTAGGCATTCCACCACCACCACTAAACTCACCAGATGGTAGCTACTACTGGCTTGAGTGGTACTCCAGTCTGACTAACTTCATCAACGGTCAGAATATTCCCTGGAGCAACCTGAACTTTGCCGGGTCGAATATCACGGACATCATTACGAGAAATCACAATGATCTTCAGAACATTCAGGGTGGTGATGTTAATTTTAGATACCATCTAGTTGGTATTGGTTCCTGTAGTGCGGACGCAAGTGCCCAGTCTTTGCCAAACACTTGGTCATTGACCCACACAGCGGCCAGCGGAATCTACACAATTGTTCACAATCAGGCCATTCCTGTGACGAGTTCTATAATTGTGGCAACGTCAACTGGATCCGCCGTAACGTGGTGTACCGGAACGACAACAGATACTAATTCCTTCAGTATCCACACATATTCCAACACGGGTGTTCCAACAGATCAGGCGTTTTCTTTTATGTTCGGCACAGTATGAAAATACAAATAATCAAGTATGATCATAAGTATAAAAATCAAATGATAGAAGTTGCTCACCAGATCCACCAAGCGTCTCTATATTCAGAAATCGAGATGGAGGAAGATAAGCTACTGGCCCAATTAGAGTATGCCAGTAACACTCACCCCTCTGGTTATTTTAGATTGGCTGTGCTCGGAGATAAACTTTATGGGGCCTTCCTTGGCATGATAAGTCCAGGATTCTTCTGTGATGCCCTGATTGCCAAGGACATGGGTTGGTGGGTAAAGCCGGAACATCGGGGCTCTCCCGCAGCTATCTGTCTCCTTCGAGACTTTGAGAAGTGGGCAAAAGAGAAGGGGGCTAGTAAGGTGATGATTGGCCAAACGGGTGTAGAGAACATTGAAAAGACCACGAAGCTGTTTACGCACTGCGGATACAAAGTAGTTGGGTACAATACCGCCAAGGATATTATCTGATGATTTTATTTCGAGAGGAATCTTTTACAGAAGCATTGCTAGAAGAGGTTGCATCTTTGACTGAAGATCATTGGGATGAGGTGGCTAACTTTAAAGACACGATTAAGCTGGCAGTAGACAATGAGAAATATATCTCCCTTGGTTTGAAGAAATCCTGTCGGTTATATACCATGAGGGATGACGACAGATTAGTTGGATATATGTCTGTATTAGTAGACACCCATCTCCACTATAAGAATGATCTATTTGCATTTGTTGATACAATCTTTATAGATATCGATTATCGTAAAGGTGCTAGTGCGCTCTACTTTATGAAATTGGTAGAAAATCAAATGAAGTTGTTGGATGTAAAAGTAATGTCATACCACATTAAAGTAAAAGCAGATTATCCTGCTATTTTCAAACGGCTCAAATTCGAAAAGGTTGAGCATATTTATTCTAAACTGTTAGGGGAATAACATGGGATTTTCTGGAGCCGCTGCGGCGGGAGAGGGTGCAAAAGCTGCTGGTGAAGCCGGTGCAGGGGCCGTCACTGCGGGTGGCCTGGGAGCTGCTGGTGCGACCGCTGGTGGTTTAAGTACCGGCGCACTGGCGGGCATTACCTCAGGGGTACTTGCAGATGGTGGTGCCACTCTGGGTGGCCTTAGCGGTATTGCTGGTCTTGGTGCCGGAGGAGCCGTTGGTGCTGGTGCACTAGGAGCATCATCTCTTGCCTCTATTGGAGCAGGGCTCGGCGCTGGTATCGCAGGTGGTGACGCCTTGGGGGACTTTGCTGGAGGGAGTTTGTTGTCCTCGGGGGGTGGTCTACCTTCAGCGGGTGGGGATGTATTCTTGAATGCTGACGGCTCTCTGTCGGCGGCCCCGGGTTCTCCGACTGCTGCGGCGTCAGGGACTTCCCCAACGAGTGCCCTCGCCAACACCAGTGCAAATGGTCTAGGCACCACAGGCACTCCCACGGGCAGTATTGGTGGGGCTGCTCCCAGCTCGGTGACCGGCCCTACAGGCGGCGCTCAATTTACTGATGCTACCCAGGGCGCGGCCCAGTTCTCTGACGCCCCACAGGCTGCCCCACTGGGAGCTAATCCAGGGGCTGCCGGCGCGGCGGGGGATCAGGGATCATTGTCAAGTCTATATGGTCCAAACTCTACGGCGATCCAAAGTCCTATGGGACAGGCTATCTCAGGCTCCACTGGTGGGGATGTTGGCGGGGCTACTATGGGCCAGGTCATTCCGAATATGGGCACTCTGGGGCAAGGCTCTCCTAGCTTTCTTAGCTCTATGTTTGGTGATGCTAGTGGGAACATTACCCCAGGTAGTGTGGCCCAGAAAGAGGCACCTAATCTTATTAGCTCTTTGGCAAATGAAGGTCTGGGAGCGTATCAGCAATATGCTAAAAACCAGGCAGCAAAGAACTACGCAAATCAAATTAGCCAACTATATAGTCCCACGGGGGCCTATGCTCAACAGATGCAGCAGACCTTGGCTAGGCAAGATGCCGCCGCTGGGCGTAACAGTCAATCTGGCACTCGTGCTGTGCAGCTTGCCGCCGCTCTGACCCAAGGACAGGCACAGGCACTTGGTGGTAATAACTACTCACAGGCATCTCAGAATGTGGCCAGGACTGACGCCTTGAATGGTCTGTTCACACCCACCATTATGAATGCTGCCGGTACTGCGGGAACATCCGCCTACACCGGACTGGCTGGTCTTTTTAGCTCGCCGTCTTACTCATATTAATGATAGGGACTATCAAAAATGCCATATACAAATGATGCCCAAACGCTTGCAGATATTGTGAGTCCTGCCGCTGCGGCTATGCAAATGCAGACCCAGAACGAGCAGGCTAATCAAGAACAAGCTATCAAGAATCAAGTGCTCCAACAACAAGCTCCAGCTATGGGACAGCAAATTGCTGCTCAGAATGCTGAGGCTCAAGCACGAGCAGCCAATCTCACGGCAAACACCCAAGGTCAGCAACTTACCAATCAAGGAACTGCTGCTACCCAACCAGGGGCAATTGCTGCTGCCAACGCTGGTAACTCAGCTAAGATGACTGCTGACCAAGCACAGAAACTTAGTACCTATGGTCAGATTGCGGGACAGGTAGCTGGCATGATGGACAACGTTCCTCCTGCTGCTCGACCCGCAGCTATGAATCAGATGCTCCAGCAATACGGTGTAGATCCTAAGATGCTTGGTCCTTTAGCCAACGGTGATCCAGACATGCTCCGGAACTTCTCTCAGAAGGCTATTCAACAAAGTGCCAACTTTCAAACTGAGATGGCTAAGACGACCCTCCAAGGTCAGAACCAACAAGCTAATACTGGCCTGGAGAATCAAGGTCGTGTGGCATCTTCGCAGATCCTTGCTGGGGGTAGGGCCGATGTTGCTAACATCAACGCCAATGCTAAGATGAGCGCAACTCCTGCGGCTGTACAAGCCCAGTTGGAAAAGAAGGTGGCAGACGGCACTGCAAATCCTCAAGAGATTTCCTCGGTAAACCAACTACGTCAGTTGAATCAGATGGCCAAGGTCAATCCTATGATTGCTGCTATGCTGAACCAAGCCAATGCACAGTCAACAATGCCCCAGGTGCCTCAGGCAGGCCCAGCGCCCTCGGCGGCACCTACGCCCATCCCATCTAACGATGCTGGGCAGAAGGCAGTGTCGAGTAAGTTTGGTTCGTATGATCCTGATAAGTTCACTTACGTGCAGGCGATTAATCCGAAAACCGGCCAGATGGACGTGGGCCGTATTCCTAAATAACTATGGCCAATATCGACTTCGGTAACACTCCCTCTAATGCCCCCGCCCCGAGCGGGGGTGTTTCTTCATCAGCTCTGTACGCACAGGATGCTCTTATCCAGGCCAATCATGCAGCATGGCCCACCGGGGGTAGTGCTGCCCAACTGAGTCAAGAAACAAACAACTACAACAGTAATGCCGTATCCCCTAAAGGGGCTATGGGCATTGCTCAGGTAGAGCCAGACACCCTCAAAGCTGTAGAACAACAAGTGGGACGCAAGCTTGACCCTAAGAATGTCAATGATGCCTTGACCATCCATGCTTATGTGATGAACCAGAATCTCGATAAGTTTGGTGGAGATCCCTCTAAAGCTGTGGCTGCCTACAACAGTGGATGGGATCCTAGCAAGTGGAATAATCCCGAGACCTCAAACTATGTCAACAAGTTTAATGGAGCTACGCAAGGGGCTACCAATGCTATCGACTTCGGGGATGGTACTAAGGTTAGTACCCCTGGTAGTATAGATTTTGGCGACACACCCGGCGCTGACAAAGGATCCTCCACCTGGGATAATATCAAAGGTCTTGGAATGCAGGCCGCCAATATCGGAGTGGGTGCCCTTGAAGCACTACCTATTGGTGTGAGCACGGCACTCCATGTGGGGGAGAATCTCTACCAAGGACAAGGCGTTGGGCAAGCAGTTCAAACGGCTGCTCAACAGGGCATGGGAGAGTTTCAAGCAGCTTCCCCAGAGACACTACTGAATAAGGCTGGTGTCAATACTGATTCCCTCCATGGAACGCAAGGTTACGATCTGCCTGCTAAAGCTCTGGATTTTATCTCGAACACGCTTCCCGAGAAGGCAGCCCCGTACTTTGCGCAGGGTATTGCAAATGCTACTGGTTATGATAAGCCCATTACAGACCAGGATCTTGCTGATATCAAGGGGGGAATCCAGACAGGAATGTTGGTTACTCCTGCGGCAGAAATCCTTCATCGTATGGGTGGCCCCAAAGCGGGCACTCCTGAAGCCACGGCTGAGTTGGACAAACTCAATCAAACAGACATGGAGGCTCCTAAAGGTCCGACTACGGGCGTACAACAAGGCATTGATTTTGGGGACGTTGACAGGGCTAACAATGCTTATCAAGCCGCCACCATTGATGCTCAAGAGAATGCTCTAGCTGATGTGCCAGGACAGACTCTTGATGCTATGCGGGAGCAAGCACAGAATGAAGCCGCTGGCATTAACAGTGATGCAGATGTAGCAGAAGCTAAAGCCGCAGGACAGGGAGATCTCTTCTCTGAACCCAGCTCGGTAGATCTGGAAATGCAGCGTCGTATTGATGCTATGAAGTCGGCAGATCCTCAACAGTTGGATATGTTTAGTGATCCAGCACAACATCCTTTTGATCAGTTCATGACTCGTGGAGCTACTGATGAGGAGATGAAATCGGGTTCTCCCGCCGATGCACCAAGAACGCTGTCCCAAGATGAGTTTGAACAGACCATGCAAAATCTAGCTAGTACAGTAGATGATCAAGGTCGTCCTAAAACTGGCGTCACCATGCCAGACGATATGGAAGATGCCTATAACAAGTATCTAGATACTGTCCGTGATGACCAAGGTGGTCTCTTTGATCGTGCCACTATGGCCAAGAACTTCGCTGAAAGCGCAGCGGCAGATGCTATGGACAGGCGTGTGGCAGAGCATCCCATTGTGGCTGCTGCACAGGCTCGCGTTGATTCTTTCAATGCACAGATAGCGGCCTCGCAAGAAGCGGGGCATGGGGTGACTAACCTCACTCAACAGCGCGATCTAGCGCAGGCCACTCTTGAAAAGGCCAAGACCAATATTGGCAAAGCACTAGGCCGTGATCCTACCCTTCCCTGGGAAAAAGATGGTGTAGTGAATATGTTCACCTTCGGTAACTTGCCAGAGATGTGGCGTTCCATGAAAGCGGTGCTTCAGGGTATCCACGGCGTTGCTTTCAAGATGCTGGATAAGATGATCAATCGTCCTGGCAATCTTGATTCAACAGGTAAGATTGTTACTGCTGGTATGAAGCAGTTTGCCTCTCGTGAAGCTAATCGGGATTGGGCTCAGACTGTTAATGAGCAGCCTAAGGCTGTGTTGAAGGGCGTAGCGGGACTCCGCTCGGGTATTGACTCATTCAATCCCTACGAAGCCCAAGAAATCAGCCCTGCTGAGATCAAGCAACAGATGATTCAAGCTCCTGACTTGGCTCCTGGGACTGTTAAATCGGCTCTACGGAATAACATCCTACAAGGTGGGCAACAAATGTCTATCTTCAGCCGCAATCCTATTGTCAAGTATGTTACTGAATCAATGGATCGAGCACTACGAGATGCTCAGCACTTTACCCGCACTGCCTTGATGGGTAAGGATGGACTGCGTGAAAAGATCCGTGGTATGTCAGAAGACGAACTTACGGGTATCCGATCCCTCATGGAACTCAATGAAGGTGTGAAGGAATTTACTCCCAACGAACTGAAAGGACGTGGGTTCAGTGACAAGCAGGTTGATTACTACAACAAGTCTCGTGAGCTTAGCAAAGGTGCTTATGACGCACTCAACCGGGGTCGTGCCCTTGCCGGGCTTCCCGCTGTGGACCAACGTATTGGTCACATTGCTGGATACTTCATGGGAGATTTTAAACGTCTGGTAACGGACGGAGAGGGTAGTGTACGTGCAGTCCTGGCCCACAACAATCGCTTTGCGTTGAATACTATCTCTCAGCATTTCATGGAAAATCACCCTGATGCAGCCAACCTCAAGTTGGGTGAGATCAAGATGAACAAACTCAATGATGCTGGTAATGGTATGGACCATCGGTTCGAAGGTTACATGAATACCATCAACATGCTCAAAGAGACCAACGCTGATGTGGCACAGGTGGTAGATGCATACAAGACGTATATGTCTCGTGATGCTGCTAACGCCATGAAATACCGTGCTGCATATAAATCTAAGGAGGGGGTGATTGGCGCAGAAGGGCGCAAGATGTGGCAGTCAGCACAGAAGAATGCTGTGGATGGATCGAAGCAAGAACTTCACTCGCTGGAGGCTATTAACAAATGGGCTGAGGTACAGAAGTCGATCCACGACTCCAAGCAGTTCCTAGCGGACCCGGAGATTGATAAGCCCAACGCCAAGGGAATGGCTCAAGCTTATCTCGATAACGTCCAACACAGGAACCAAGGTCTAGGTCAACAGTTTGTTAACAGTCTTGTTAATGGTGTATCAGAGGTTACCGGGGTAGGTCCGAGTCAACTACGTAACTTTAGTGCTGGCACCAAGACTGGGCTGCTTACAATGTTTATCGGTCTTGGGAAATTAAGCCACTCTTTCGTAACACTGATTCAACCTTTGCAAGGTATTCCAGTAGTAAATTCTCTGATGAAAGCCCGGGGAGCGGATCTGGGTCTAGCTCAAGTTTCAGCAGTTGTGAAGTCAATGATGAGTCAGAAGGATATGTTGCAAGCACTGACGACAAAAGGAACTGTAAGCGATCCATTTGTTCGTAAAGCGTTAGATTACGCATCGAAGAATGATACCTTTAATAGTTCGCAGTTTCAGTTTGGACACTTGACAGACGTTAACCGAAGTCGGCTAGGTTCCAATCTGCGGACGGCCTTTGAGTTTAACGTCACTGGTATGGAAGCAGGTACTCGTAGCTTTACCTACATGTACTACGCCCACATGCTCCGTGACCTGGGGCTTCCTGACAATGAGGCATTAGCAACTGCTCATAATGCAATGCGCAGTGTGATGGTGGATTATAGTGCGTGGGAACGTCCTGGTGTGTTTGGTAAGTTGGGCTTCCTTGGTGACTTGACGGCCATGTTGACGCGGTACAAGTTTAACCAATTGAGCCAGTATGCTACCGCAGGTAAGGAGATGGGCAATGGTAAATTTATGCCTATGGTTTCTTTACTCACGACTAGCCTTGCTGCTGCTGGGGCTCGTGGGTTCATTGGTTATAGTGTTGCTAATGAGTTGGTGAAGTTCCTTTCTACCTGGGCAGCTAAGAACAGTAGCACCATTCAACCTACCAGTCTGGATCAAATCTTCTTGCATGCTATTCATGGATTAAACCCACACCTCAGGGACGCTTTGAATTTTGGACTGCCCTCTGGACTGGGATTAAATCTTACCGGCTCGTTGAGCCACGCAGATGATATTCCAAATGATCCGTTGGGTACGTTGTTACCCCAGGCACAGCCACTTGGTAACATTGCTAAGTCGGCCTATGAGTTTGCTCACAATCCGAACAAGCAAACAGCCAAGACTGCTGTGTATGATGCCTCTCCTAACTCGGTTAAGGGTATCGAAGAGAACCATATGTTCACTGATGCTAATGGGAATTACTACAATCCACACACTCAGTTGCTGGAAACCAACCGGTCTCCTGCTGACCAGACTAAACGAACCTTTGGGTTCCGTCCGGTCAAAGAAGCTAACGATGACTTCACAGCGAACATAGCTAAGGAACAAGGGAATCAATTAGCTGAGGTTCGTCAAGACGTCATCAAGAAGATGTTGTCAGATCGAGATGCTGGTAGTTTGACGCAACAAGGGATGCAGCAATACGCACAGCGGTATGTCCAACTACAAGGAGATCCGTCTGATCTGACCTCGGCTATTGTTGAGCACGCAGGTATTGGACAGCACTTGGATCGGCTACAGCGTGAGCAAGGCATTCCTAACAGTGGCCTCAGCTCTATCTATAAATATGAAAGAGGAGATACACTCAAATGACCAACGTAAACAATCTAACCTACTCCGCTAATGGGTTGAAGCTGACGGAAGAATTCGAAAGCCTCTCCCTTAATGCCTACCAAGATGGTACAGGGGTCTGGACGAACGGGGATGGAAATACTCATAATGTAACTCCAGGCTCTACAATTACGGCGGCTCAGGCTACTTCGGATCTGGCGGCGAATGTTGAAGGTGCTGCATATGTGGTCAATACGGTCGTCACCACACCATTGAACCAAAACCAGTTTGATGCTCTCGTAGATTTTGTCTTCAATCTCGGCTCGGGTAACTTCCAAAGTTCCACGCTGCTTCGGAAGCTCAACAATAATGACTTTGTGGGAGCATCCCAGGAATTTCCTAAGTGGAATCATGCTGGTGGTGTCGTGGTTGATGGTTTAACGAGGCGTAGGCTTGCGGAGCAAGTACTCTTCAATACTCCGACAGTCGTGAATCAACAACCAACGGCCCCTGTAGTATCTGCTGGGATACCACCCAACAGCGGTGATCCACAACCTTCGGTTACGGAAGTAATTTCTAATGCTGAGAATTGGTTGTCTAATCTTCAAGATAAGCTCCCATGAGCGCTTTGCATCGCTTATAAAATAAAGCCGCCCATTAAACCGGGCGGCCTTTTTATTCCTGCTCAAATGCTTTGGTGATCAAAAACGAAATGATACCTAGATCAATAAGGATATAGAATGCTTCATCATCCTCTGCGTACTGAATACCAAACATCAAACCTTTAATCCAAGCCCCGGATATTGTCATACATCTCGATTATAAAGTGAATTACGTCCAGCACGAATCCCACTAACAAGATCCACCAACCCGTTGTCCAGGTTGGCAGACTTATCAACAGGGAAAGTAACAGACTAAGAAGCGTTAGATTCTTTAAGAAGCTCCTTAGTCCCATGCGATATGAAAGAGATTCTTAGTCCAACTGCGATATCTAAAATAGATGTGGAAATGGTACATATCTAGGCGAATAGTCCACCAATTACCTAGTTCGATAATGCCGTTGTCCATATTAGTGTAGTATCGAATTGGCTGTCCTTCTGGCTTAACCATATACTCGACAGCCCACCCATCATCTTCCCGGACTAGCTCCGGAATAGGCATTCGCATATTGGTGTAATCAAGCTGAATGCCTTTCGTGAACCGCACTACCTTATTGGGCACACCATCCCAGTTATAACCATTCAATCGACCTTGCCACCAAGCTAAATTACTTGGCCGCCCCAGCTTTATCCGAGAGGAGTTGTTCAATTGCTTTTTGAGCCTCATATTTAGCCTCAGCATCTTGTTTAAGAAACTCCAGGATCTCCTCCTGGGCCTCAACATTGTTAACTTCAGTCGTCACTTTCTTCTTGGTCCGCAGGTTACTCGTCTTCATAATTGTCGTTCAATGCTTCCAAGAGTTCATCATACTTCTCAATCACTTGGTCCGTCAAGAACTCAACAAGTTCAGTGGACGTAATATCCAACAGTTCCAAAATCGTCAATTCATCAAGCTGACTTAGCTTTTCTTTGATCTCTTCAATCGTCAGTTCACTCATCCAATTCCTTAAACATCTTCATAAAAGCAAAGGCTGCGGTCTTGGGCTCCATATTCAAAGGCATATATTCTGGATCAATCTCAGGGCGAATGCCCCTCCAAAGACTCCAATCATTACCTTGTGATGGCAGTAAGTAATGTGCCTCATCACTTAACTGTTCCCAATCTGCTTGTTTTACTTCTTTATAGTTATCCCAATCCAGATTATACTTCTCACCAATAACTTCCATAATCTTTTCTTCCATCTTATTGTAGTCGGGAAGAAATTGTTTGATCGGAGAGGGCATATCTGTAATATACGCTTCGGCAGCATCATGCAGCAGTCCGGTACGACACAATCGAGTGTCGAATCCTTTGGATCGCAAACGGCGTGCCACGGCAATGCTGTGTTCTGCCACCGACATAAAATCTGAACAGTGGCCATTAAACCGACAGTTGTTAGATAAAGCGAACGCAATGTCGTTAATATCAATCTGCTCTGGCTTAGGATCCATGAAGTAAAAAGATTTACCGCTGGACGTCTCGATATATGGTTCGATCATTTAATATATTCCTCGATCCTATTTAAAATCGTAGGATCTGCGTCTATGGTTCCAACATACCAATTACACTGGTGACACAATAATCCTCTAACCCGTCCAGTAGTATGATTATGATCCACATGGAGTGGGATCTTACCTGGTTTGCGGTTACATAATTTACACCCACCGTTCTGAGTGTCTAGCATCCTGGCATAGTCTTCCAGGGTTAATCCGTAGTTCTTCAATAGCATTCTACTTCTACGAATTTCTGGATTGTCCTTCTCTTTTTGCTTTCTTCTATCTTGGATGACTTTGGCCCTGTCAGGATTAGCAAGAATCCACTTAGTAGTATTCGAACGCTGATCTGATTTATAGACTGGATTCGTTTCCTTTAGCCATTTATCATAACAGGGTTTGCACATACCTCGTGCTTGGTGTTTTCGTTGTGGATGACACTCAGCTAGTTTCATTCAGAATGCCGTTTGGTCCGTATGGAAGGTCGTCCCATTTGGTCCCCTTCTTGCTCAGAGCAGAAAGAAACATCCAACAGCAACCAAGATGATCAATGTGAGGTAGGCCCGATTCGCCATCAAGATACTCACCTTTCTTGATAGCCCCAAGATGGCGCTCCATAGCAGCAACCAGCCTACTATAGTTAATACCTTTGGCCCAGTTCCAACTGGCGTATTTATTTGAACCAAAGGTAAGTACGGCAGCCAGCCCCTCCAATGCCCAAGGATCGAGTAGATCCATTCTAGGCTTGTCTGTATCATGCTTGGTCCCACCTGCATGTTGATCGGGGAATAGATCCCCTTGTGCGTCTGCTTTAAATCCCATTGTACAAGTCTCCGGTATCGGCCAGAGAGCTGGTGTAATCGCCGCGATTAATTCTATCATTTAGATCCAGTATCATTGACGCCAAGATGTGAAACGTACTGGTGTTGGCGTGTTGCCAGTCAGTCAACGTACCGCTAACCAATGCTCGGCCAGCGAGTTCAATCATCTGCTGCAACTCAGTATAATCTTTAGCTTCCATAGCGCTTCTTCAAGTAGTTGAGGGAGACTTGCATGGCGTCAAATTCTCCGTTGTTGACTTCGTGGAGAACCCAGATACCCCGCCAATAGTTGTTACCTTGTGCACCCAGGTAATCTTCATCATGTTCATAACAACAGCCTGCAAAGATACCCGTAATCTCCGTACCATCGGCTTTCTGTCCGTAAGCGATGCCACGATTCTGTACGTGGCCCATCACTGCTGACATATGCCGTTTTGTAAGAAGCGCTGAAGGACTTGCAACTGGACGTCCCATGACACCGGAAGTGAAATAATGGCTGTAAGCAATACCATCAATAACACAAACCTCCAGAAAAGGTTTAACTTCCCACCCATAGCGTTCATAACCCAGGTCATCGACACTAATAGTCCCATCGAGCTTAGGATCACCATCAACCACACGATCAATTCGATTCTCATGATTTCCGAGTGTCAGTACCATCCTAGGTTTGTATTGTTTCTTACCGTTCTTGCGGGCACGTTCGTTGAACTCATTCATAGGCCCCAGGAGACGCTGCATAGCCTCGTGGCTGGCCTCGATGTCTGCGATGTACCTACGACCCTCAAACGACTTACGACCTACGTCATAGGAACTAAGGCTAGCCATATCCGCAAAGTCGCCTATGTTCACAATTACCTCAGGCTGTTTCTCGACGATGTAATGGCCGATGCGTTCTAGGTAATCGTAGTTATGGTCCGGCTTTACTTGACAATCGGGCAGCACTAGATGTTTCATTGCTTCCCCTCAGGAAGTTCATGCAGATCGTGGATCGCATGGGTTTCTGTGCTTGCAAAGATAGGGTGTCCTGATTCAATCAAAGTATCAAGGCCCACCTCAATCACGTAAGCCAACTCAGCACCTTCAAGGATGCCTTGGAAGACCACACTACCATCCTCCCGTTCCACAGTTCGCTTTACTCGCATGAGCGGCGCTCCACCGCGATGTTATCGCTTTTCATTAAAGGGCCGCAACCAGTGCTGCGCTTGCCTCGGCTATCGTAGCGTAGTAGGTTTCGGTTTCAACAGCCCCTTCCGTTGCGGTGGGCGGGACAAAGAGAACAACAACAAACCCATTAAGGATCTGTCGGATTACTGCTGATGCCATTGAATTCATTTGAACCATTCCTTTGGAATAGAGTCTATCGTAGCCCATTTGATCCCGTGCTGGTCGCACCACTCGCCATATGTAGTCTTAGAGACTCGGCTCAGTTTATTATTGGGATTCTGGAACACTAGATAAACAGTGATGTCGGGATGTTGTTCTTTGATATGAAGATGTTTAGCACGATCTTGTGCTTTGAACAGTCCCTTAGTTTCGATGTACACACCCTCTTTTACTTTGAAGTCTGGGTTGTATGTGTGTGTTACTTGATACTGGAGCTTATCTGTTTCGTATTTTAGTTTTGGATAAGCTTGTGCAAATGTTTGCTCGAACTTACTCTTGTATGGCTTGATCGAGTCTAACTTCTGTTTCCTTCGGGAATTCCCACCAGTCATTGTCTTTTTTCATTATCCAAAGTAATTTACCGTTTCGTAGAAGTCGTTCGTCATCGTTGTATAGGGCTTGAACTATCTCGAACATGTCCCATTCGTCTTCTACGTCATTAATATACTTACCCGCTTTTACCGGCCCAATACCCCGGATACCATGAACATTATCACTAGTATCCCCAGTGAGAAGCTGCCTATAAAACAGGCGTAGTCCGTCAAGAGGATCGACCATATCAAACTCATCTCGTCTCCAGTTGTAGTGACGACCTGCGATCTGCTTAAGGTCTTTGTCTATGGAGCAGATGATCGTGGTTAGCGGTTCCGCTTGGCTTTGATTGATGCCCATCTCATCGTCAGCCTCATTACCGTCGGAGACTCTGGCACCCCACTTAGTGACCATGTAAGCATTAGCCTCGGCGCGGAACACTGGCGGTATTTTGTCTTTCCTGTTGGCTTTGTATTCTGGATCGATTTCATAACGTTTGTTGTTGTCGCCTGTGATAAAACATTGGTAGGAGTCGGCACGCGTGGTGTTGAGTATTCGATTCATTAGGTCATCGATGTCTCGTACCACAGCGTCCCAACCGTACTCATTGTTGTAGGCGGCACAGGAGAACGCTACAATATCAGCATCCACCAATGCTCGCATGATTTAGGCTGCCGGGGGAGTAGTCGTTTCCGTCGGAGCAACAACTACCGGAGGCACCACAACCGTTTCCGGCTTCGGATCAGCCGCTGCTGCGGGAGCTGCCGGCTTGGCCGTCACACCAAACATCGCATCCAGCTTCTGTTCAATACGCGTGAATGCTGCTTTGATGTCAGCCAATTCTGCTACAACTTTTGCTTTAAACGTCGAGAAAAAAGTAAACATTTCTAATATGTCCTTAATTTGTGTTAGTGTTATAAGTCGTGTGTACAGCCGTGCTGCAAATGGTTCAATAAGGAATAGAATCTTCCATATCTTCGATACTTCCCACATCTTTACGAGCGGTGTCTTCAGCTTCTCCACTACCAAAAACAAATGCCTCAAAACGCTCAGCAGTTGCAATTATGTCATCCACGTGAGGGGGAACCTTTGCTCCCGTTGTGAGAAGTTCAATCGCGTTGCTCAGACTTGACTGGCGAACAATAAAGATCTGCTTCTTCGCCCGTTCCTCCGGAGTTTCGTAGGTCGGCTTTGCAGTGGCATAACTTGCAGTACCAGTGCGAGCCGATGTCCCCGTCGTCGAACCAGACCCACTTGTGCTCCCCGAGGTCGCACCGCCGCCGTGATTTCGAGTTGCGGTCGTCCATTCCCAATACTTCTCCCCTTTAACCAACTCAACGTCATACACTTCCAACGCCTTTGCGTCTGCCAGCACCCTAAACGTAGTCCCTTCGGTCTTGCTGAAGGACATAAGCTTCTTCGCACCAACCTTACCACCATCACTCAGATTCTTGTATGCTACTTCAAGCATCTGATAACTACCCTTGGCAGTCGGTTTCGTTTCACTGGTTACTGATAAAACCTGAACTTGAATACTCATTCAATCTCCTAAATGTATATATACATCTTAACACAATTTAATAAGGCTTGTCAACTTTAACCATATCAAGAGTGTTCATTCCGACTTTCACTTCACAAGCTAAGGGCACTGTCCAGTTAATCTTGAACGTCCGATTCAGGTTGCTCACCAGATCGTCGAACACCTCGTAGAACAGCTTTACAACTTGGTCCACATACTTCTTCTCGCAATCCACTACGATTGAATCGTGGACCGTTGAAATCAACAGTACCGGAATACCAAGAGCCTTCAACCGGCGTGAGAAGCTGATACGGGCGATCATCATTACATCGGCACCTGTCCCCTGTACTGGGTAGTTTGTTAGAGTTGTCCATGGTACTTTGAGTTCTCCGTAGCGATCTCGCGTGATTTTGATAGTCCACTCTCGTCCTGACGGACCGACGAGCGGTCGACCAGCCATGACCTCTTCCGCCCAGTGCTTATGTGTCGCATCAAGTACTTTGTATTTACCATAGAATTTTTCTCCTATTCCGTCCCAGAAAGCGGGACTGGTGGACACGTGCATGAAATCCGGATCCACTGAAAAGGCGTAGCCGCTCCCTCGGAAAATAGTGCGGAAGAGGTAGATCTTTGCAATGAATCGACTAGGTAGGTTAAAGGCTTTTTCGTTGAGGCTGTGCGGATCTTGGCCTTCAACAATCTCCTTGATCCCAACCGGGTCTTGGCTAAGCTGCAAGGCTGTGCGCCACTCCAATTGGCTGGCATCACACGCTACCAGCATTAGATTCCTTCAGATCCCGTGTCTTGACAGCATGACTCAAAGCCTCATATTCTTCCTTACTCAAGTTCATTATGAAGTCCTGGAAGGTGTCAGAATACTCCAGCTTTACAAAGATATTACTCAACATCTTTTCTTCGTTGACAACGTGCTTAGTCACTATATCTGCTCACGAATAAATCAGCAGCTTCCCCATCAAAGTTCTGCTGGTTGGGTTTAGAAGCACTGAGGCGACCGCTGACGGCCACGCATTGATTCAGTTGACCGTGGAGTACACCTGGTTCCCACATCTGCTCTCGGTTGACTTTGATGATCCCTTCATATGTTTTAGACAATAGGGTATCAAGTCGCACCTGACGCTGGATCAACTCAATGATTGCTTTGGTAGCTTTGTTGCCTTTGAGTTTGAGTAAGGTATCTTGATTCGTTGCCCAGAATCCCTCCTTCTTTAGTTCCGACCCACGCAGGGGTGTCACTAATCTGGGAAGTTCGTGGAGAATCTCGATGTTCTTATATTTAGGTTCCCCTACTCGTGCTCCGCTTTTGAAGAAGCCGATGTGCTCCTTACCTTCCTCCACAATTGTTCCACCATAAAGAAAGGCAGATAGCTGATCCCCACTACCGAAGTTAATAGGCACGTTAGGATAAATGCTAGATAACTTCTCGGTGATGCGTTGTATCTCTCCCTTAATCTCCTCCGCACGTTTATGACATAACTCCTCGTCGTACACCAAACCATTTTTCTCCATAGTCTGAAGGATCAATAGATCCATGCCCATGAGATTGACCAAACGTTTCTGGTTTTGTGTTAACAGTTCTTGTTGTTTATGATACAAGGCCAAGGTCATCTTGGCATCCCAGATAGCATACTCCTCTAGGATAGGCCACGGCACATCTTCCGTTTGGATTCCTTTAGCCCAATACTCCGTCTTAACAACGTCTAACTTATGTCCAAGATCATGCCGCACGAGGGCATCCTCCAACGAAGGATACCTCTCCGTTTGTCTACTTAAGATGAACTCGCCGGTTTGGGTGTCGTGGACTCGGCAGATTTCTGGGACTTCGATTCCAATTTTGTTGAGCCAATGGATATCAAATTTAATGTTGTGCCCAATGAGAACTCTAGCTCCGAGAATCTTGTCTCTAAGGATTTCGATGCTATCCGATGTAACCTTATTTGCTCCCGCAGAAGTCTCATCTGCCCAGCTATAACATACAATTGTGTTTCGTCTATCATAGGGCGCACCATTGTTGTGTGTGCTCGTCTCTACATCTACGCATAGTGCACTCATTAATCATAAAATGCAGTCGTAGCTACGTCAAACCGGAAGCCCTTGATACCCTCGTCAATAAACTTCTGGGTGTGGGCACCGGCCGTCTCCACTGCGTCATCGTAGTTCATGAAGATAGCCACAGGAGTTTGATCTTTTCCATCACAGCTACGTACCACCACAAACGCCACTTCCTGTTTCTTAGTCATGTTTAGCTATGTCCACAATAAGGTGAATGCGATCACTGTCGCCTTTGTTTTGTACACTGTGCATCAAAGAATTATCAAACCAGAAAGCTGTGCCACCTAGTTCGTTAAGGACTTCATCACCACACATAAAAATACTATCAGCATCGGTAAGGCATAAATGATATCGGTTATACGCATCCGTGTGGTCCTTGAGGTCTATATGGGGATAGATAACTTTCCCTGGCTTAAGGCGAGTCAACACCATGCGACCCAATACAGCGTCGTCTTCTGTGTACCCCAGATGTTCCAAGAAGTTATATACAAAATCTCCCAGCTTTTCAAGTTCCCCTGACGCTGGATAGCATCCTTTGTTATCTTCTTCATCAATATCAAAGATCAGCAGAATATCATCAGCTTCTTTGTGAAAAGAATTACCTTTGGTTCGAATATCATTCTGGTTCCACAAATGTTCCTTGTCAGCTAGTTCCTCAAGAAGAGGTCCAGCGTCGAAGTCAAACTCCAACAACTTAAAGTTTTTCACATTAAATCCTGATATCTGGCAATGGTTGGATCAATCAGTGTTTCAAATCTTCCGTGGCGCATCTCGGGCTTGCCGTCTGGATCACCAACAAGTTTGTTCTTGGACAGGTGCATGAAGCGTAAGTTGTCATACCCAGGCTCATTCACTTTGCCAATGCCCAAAATCCAATCCGCCTCAGCTTGTTTACTTGTCTTGGCGTTAGCCACATTACCCATGGTAAGCCACTTTTGACCCTCTCCCGATCCATCAGATTGGCACACCCCCACAACGGGGCAGTACGTCTTCGCAAGTTCACGCGCCCATATGTAGATCGCCCCAAGGCGGAGATCTTCCCGGTCGGAATCAAAACCCTTGATCTTGTCAATTTGATCGAATACAACGAGAGATGGTTTTTGGATCGAACAGATCTTTTCCACCTGCCTCCAGTGGATACTCGCCGAATCTTTGAGTTTGATATTCCCATGAGTTACCTCGTGATATCGTCTGTGGTTCCCCGGCATATCCCGTAACAAAGTTACCATGTCAATCCCTAGGGCTGCTTGGTAACAACGTAACATTACTTCTCGGCCAACCTGCTCATTATTGAACCAGAGAATCGGACCCTTAGCTTGCGAAGCCATGTGTGTAACTTCCGAAGCGAGGAACGTCGTCTTGCCTGTTTCGGGGCGTGCAAATACAAAACCAAAATTACCCTGTCGAAGCGAACCAAGAGCCTGATTAAGACTGTTAAGACGCCATCGCAAACCTTCCACAGCACGACTTGCATTAACGATCTCGATAAGATCATCAGATACGAAGTCATCCAAGTCACTATCTTTAGATGCATCTCCTTCACCTGTTTGTTTAAGTGCCTCCAGCTTGGCTAGAATGCCCTCCATTGGCTTGCGGCCCTCTGCTGCATCGTAGGCATCCAGCGATAGTTCCCGTAGGAGCCTGGACGTTTGTAGGCCGTCTATTAATTTCTCGGTACTTTCCAACGAAGCTTCATTCTTCCTGATAGCTTCAAATACATCTTGATAGAACTCTATCTTACCACGATTCGTTGAGAAATACAAGTTAGATAGATCATCTACTGTGATACTCTCGTGGTTGTCACCAAGAAAGTGGGCATCAATAGTACGTAGGATTGGATGTAGGTCTTTGGAGAGATCCTCTACATCGATTCTATCACGTATACCATGGTAAGTCGTCTTGTTCAGTAGGTGGCGGATTACGCTCAGTTCGCTCAATAAAAACCTCCATCGCTTGAGCTATCTCCTTTTCGGAGAATTTTACACGTCCCACAGGCTTGGCCTGCTTCGGTACTTCGTTACTAATCTTTTGAATTAACGTCTCGTGCGCTGCAAGCGCGGCGTCCAGTGAAAGGAAAGGTCCAGCATTGTAAAACTTACCGTTGTGTTCAACGGAAACTTCCCAGGTATCGTTAGCGTAATTTTTAGAGATACCCTTGACTCCGGTACACGTGGTACGTCGGCGTCGTCTATACTTCAAGTGTTCAGCATGCGTCTGTAGCTGTAGGTTGGTCCACTGATTGTTGAGGGGATTACCGTCGAGGTGACGGACTCGTTCAGGGGGGACCACACCAGTCATGTAATACCATGCGAGGTTACATGCTAACCACAATACTCCATTAACACACACCCTACGATGACCGAAGTGGTCAATTGTACCTGCTGGTGTTGTTAGGCTTCTACCTCTTTTAGAAACAATCCAAAAGAAATATCCAGATACTAAATCGTATCTGATTTGTTCTTTTAGTTCTTTTATATTAATAGTTTCTTTTATATTATAGCTCTCCTCATATTATGTAACTATTATCTCACAGAATAGAAGGGCTGTCAAGTAGACCAGCCCATTGTGTTGCTTATCTACAACTGGATGTCCCTATCCCAAGACCTACCCAAATACCTAACAATAAACCAATGAGATAACACAAGATTGGAGTCATGGTGTTTGTTGCTCCTGTACAACAGATAGCCAGTATTGAAGGTCTTTCACTGGTATTACAATACCATCCAGTGTACCCGGATTCTCTAGGTAGTTAGACAGTTGTTCAATTACAACAGCAATGTCTGCATTCATTATGGATTAGCATCCGGTATAACTGCCCGTCGTCCTTTGTCCCGCTCAAGGGCAAGTTGGCAGTGGTTGGTTTGAAACCAGCTAAGGAGCTTACACATCACACATCCCCACTCCTCACCGGCTAGCTGAGCCTTCGCAGAACGGCTTGAGATGGTCTCGTTGGGATCCCCGAAGGTCAGGGCATTACCCAACTGGTCCAACGTCACCAGGACGTTCTTAAGCCAGCTATCACCTTGAACTGCTTGGTACTTCCCCAGGATAGCCAAGGGCATTCGGAGGAACGAGACAGTGCAATTCTCCAGATATAGTTCTAGTTTGTTCATTTAATCAGTTCCAAAGACTTAGCTGGAGTCAAGAAGTTCAGGCCAAACGGGACGTCACTGCCCCGATCAGCTTTGAGTGCCAGTTCCGCGACACCAACGACACAACTATGTACGTCGTCAACAGCAGGACCACCGCTGTTTCCTGGAAGCATGACACCATCATACTGAACAAAAGTAGCAAACTTACCAAGATCGTCCGTGAGGTCTCGACTCGGGTTGCTGACAGTGCCGAACGAAATAGTTTTACTTTGTGCAAGTGGTCCGCCCATTAAGTGTACTCGTTCCCCATAATATGCGGGGTCTTTACAAACAGGAAAACCTTTCGGCCAATTGATAGTCCCGTCTGTGGTCTTCAGCGTCATCAGATCAGGACCAGTGGCAAAGTTCTCCCCGTCCCCTTTCTTTTCGATAACAAAGTCGTGCGGCTTGCCGTCCCCGAAGTCCACTACATAAGGGCTTGCTGGCACTGCCTGTCCCTCCTGACAGTGGGCTGCTGTAACTACCGTGTGGGTTCCAGCCAGTACCCAACCACTACAGTGGCCCAAGTCCATCGTAACCGACACAACACTGTCTAGTTGTTTCTGGAGAGGCGGAAAGTAATGCACGTTAACTGCACATCCGGCCAGCAGAATAGCTAGGCCCACCATTGCACCTCGAATGAAATTATTCACCGTTGAGGATCTCTTTTAGTTTCTCATCGTCGTACACTGTGTCAATCAACCGTTGTGCTGTCCGAATACTCCCGGCAATCAAGGAGGCCGGGGTGTGGGAGTTGTTGGGATTTGACAACAAACTGCCAAGGATACCTCCCGCATAGCAAAGTAATCTCTCTTTACCTGCAATCATTTCAGTTTTCATTACGGACTCGATTCCCTGGGAATTTGAAATTATCTCCAGCACGTTTGATCAAGACCAGCAAAAGCCCTGACTGGAACTTGCTGAAATCGATGTGATTGAACTTATTCTTACGACCCAGACCTTCTTTACGCCACTGTTTCATCGCCGAATATCTCCTTTACTTGTTCCACTGTATAGCACTTTGGGTCTTCCGTTGTGTGGATAACCCGACTTTCATATCCAAGAGTCTGGATCTTTCTACTTAATCCTACCGCTTCTTTGAACTTGTCAGAATCAAGCCACACATCTATGCGCCGATACATTCTGGCGAGTCGGGTGAGCTTGACTGACGGCATCGATGCACTAAAGCATGGAACTCCAGTTCGACCGGCTTGGGAAACTCGGATGCCGGAAACACAGTCTTCAACAATGCAGCACGAGTCGCTATCTTGTTCTGGATAGTATGCTGCAATAACATCTGCTGTCGATCCGCTAGTAAAGAAGCGTGACTTGTGGGTTGTTGTGGCTCGGAAGTTCCGGGCTTGCCACAGGACAACTTCTTTATCGACTCCATAAAAGACATAAAAGAGTTGCTCATTCTTTGGACTCCAAAAAACGTTGTTACGGATTAGGTCGGTAGGAGTGAGGTGGTACTTCTGGACCCACTCCACCACACCTAGGGGATAATAATGTCCAATGTCATCAGCAAGGGGTCGTACTCCAGCTTCGGATTGTGCCCCCACCTTAGGAGTCCCTGAAGTGTTAGCTCCAGCAGATGCCAACTCAGGTAATCCTTGACCTGCTTCGCGGTAAAACTTTCCGCACCCGAAACAGAATCCTGATAACCTCGCACCAGCCCCAGCATACCACGCGACATTATCCTTGGACCCACACGACGTACAGGGACCGTGATGGCTAAACTTTGACTCACTGGAATGCCCACTCACTTCTTCCTCTTTGGAGAGATATCAATGGTGATCACCTGGGGGATGTCGATGTAGAGTTGATGGATGTTCTCATCTCGTCCATTCGGCACTGGGGTTGACTTGGTTGATATAGTATTAGCCATCCTCGCCACCTCTTCCCCGCCGCGAGACTGCGCTCGTTTAATTGCAACTTGGGTTGCCTTCATTGCTTTTTTTATCTCCGGACACCTACAGTCAGGGTTGTCACACGCTGTGTTTTTCATCCACTCAAGCCGAGTCATCTTTCGATTGCACGGCTTACAGAGTATGATTGGGTTAGTCATCTTGGGAGTATCCTTCTCCATACCGGTATCCTGGCCAAAGTGATGCGTCCTCACCGATGATCTCTCCCTCATCAATCTCATCGATCTCTTCACCAACAGGGCCGTCATCAATGTCCGGAATGTCTTCAGCAACCGTGGAAAAACATCTGTTACACAGATCAACAAAATCACCACTACTGCTGTACTTACGAGTGGATTCATAGTCGTTTAATAGTTTATCACACGCTAGACAGTGAATTTTGGGTTCCTCCTTAAGGGAGACGGACGTTAAGATTGTTGGCCATGTTCCCCACTGGGGCCTGCCTGGGCACCTCTGCTGCTTGCTCCTCAAAATCATACCAATCAACAAACTTCGGCTTTGTCACAGCTTTCCTCTTTACCTCAACCGCCTTGACTCCCTCCGGCAACACAGTGAAGATAACATCATCTTCCACCAGTCGATCCGGGAAGTTGCGGGCCTTGTCGTTAAAGAACGTGATACGTCCCGTAAGCGGACTCTTAAGACTCTCCAGCCCATCATTGGTCTCGATCACCATCATCGGTCCCCCTTTCTTAAGATTGATGGCGTCTGCCTGAAGGATGTGGAAACACTCTTGCATCTTCTCTTCCAGATACGTCTGACGAAGCCCAATGCTTACCACACCAGCCTTGTCAGTCTCTTGCCATATGTTGCCACTAAACGTTTTCATCAACTTCTCCGGAACCCTTCGGTGATTTGTGCTTTAAACTGTTTAATATTTTCTTGCGATCCATACTCTTTTAGGCCCGCTGCTATAAGACTGAGAAGTAATCTGTGGTCTTCGAATGTTTCCACCTTAATGACGTAAGGTTGGAATCTGCTTTCCATCTGTACTTTCATTTACGTAGTTCCTTAACAAAAGCCTCGGCGTATTTTTCTACAGTTGTACCTTCCAGGCCGGGGGCCGTGTTTACTTCTAGCACGAAGCACTGGTTGGCTTTCTCGTTCCATATAACATCCACGGCTCCGAAGTCGAGTCCAAGTGCCCGAACTGTTGCGATAGCCATTCCTCGCATTTCCTCCGGCTCTT